TTCAGTTTACGTCCTGTGCTAAGATTACAGTTTACATATCTATCGTTCGGTGCGACATCAAAAACACTTGCGTAAGTTTCACGAATATTCAGACTCATATTAATTAAACCTCTTTAATTTCCTTAATAATAGTATTCAATACTTCAATATCTTTAATCTGCATGAAGTTTTTATTGCCAGCATTGTGCTTCTTTACAATGTCATACAAGAAATCCTTTGAGATACCCTCATCCATTCTAGAAGCGAACAAATCCTTACACTCAATAACCTTGCTATCCAAATCATTAGAATCGCTCGGTGCTGCAAATGTAGGCTTTGAAACAGGTTCTGTCGGCATTTCTCCCTCGCCAGAAGTTGCCCAATCAATCAGATTAGAACCATCTTTTTCCGTGAGTTTATCATATCGTCCCTCAAAAAGATGTGTATTATCCTTTGCCACTGATGCCACATGCGTTTCTTGGTCGATATTAAACGTTACAGTGTAGTTGTATTCGATATCTTTCTCTTGCTGTGAACCTACACCAACCTTTTTAGGAATCTGTTTACCGTTCTTATCTTCCATCACATAATCATCTTTACCACGAGCAGTAGCAATAATATGAATTGGTGACTGAAGAATTTTTTCCATCAAAGCCGCATGACGCGGTTTAAGCTTGCCCCAGTTCGTAAATGAGTTCCATTGTGTTACTTTATAGATTCGCTATTTCTATAAAGAGCATAGTTTATATGCTTTTCTCACGCTTTCGCGTAAGTGCAGACTATATCTTCATCCTAATGAGATAATAACTTCTTGAACTTCGTCTTTTGTCATAGAAGTTAAATTGTTTTTACTCATAAGGAGTCCTCACATTTTGAATCGCTTAATTCTACTGGTTCCAACACCATAGTCGTTGAGGGCAGGACTGTTATATCCATTCCCTGCTGATTTCCCAATTTCACAACTTTTTATAGCATTTAAGTTTATCTATCTCAAGATTCCTCTTTAGCATGTGAACTCTAAGGGCATTCCAGCATATTCGTGAGGAAACACCATATTGTTACCAATATAGCGGGCCGTGAATGTGTTTACGCCACATTACAACCGGGCATCTTATCATGTACTTCATTCAACCATTTCCATTCATGGCTCAAACTATCAATGATAAGCACTTTAAATCCATTGTCAACTGCCGCATTGATTGCTTCGATATACGATTCAGACGTATATGGTTCGCCAAGCTGTAAGTCGAAGAAGTCAAATTCATTCGCATAATAACGAATACGTCCATTCTCCGTGTCAATAGCGGCAATACCAGCTCCGCCAACCTTGCTCAACATACCAGTAGCTAGACGCAATGCTGTATACGTTTTGCCGCTACCTGACGGGCCATTAAGCAGAAGTTTTACCCAAATTTTCTCTCGTTTTGCTTTTTGAAAGCTAAATCCAACTGCCATTAATTTTACCTCATTTTCTTAATTATTATAAAATATCAATAATGATATCACATAACTTTTTCAAGTTCGGCTCTAGCTTCTTCAACAGCCTCTAATGCTGTTCTATATTTGTTCAATGCTTCCTCTTTTTGTTTTCTTTCCTTGAACAGTCTAGCCGTGTCAATGTCACGAACAAGCTTTTCTACTCGCCCCATCTTTACACGAGCATTCTTATACCACGTTTTAATTGCCGCGTCTTTCGCCCTGTAATACTTTTCCATACAACGAGCTTTTGCGATTTTCTTTCCCTCGTCAAGACTAAATTCGTCACGCGGGTCGCATTTTGCTTTACCTGTGAAAGAATCAGGAATCAACGTAGTCCAATTGCTGTTAAATCCGAAAAAGCTTTCCTCAGCGTCTCCAACTTGCCGCATAATTGCTTTATGAGCGTCAAGTTCTGTGCCTTTAAGCATAGCAACAACAGTACGCTTTTCTTCGTTAATGATGTATTCTACTGCCATAAGTTACTCCTAAATGAAATATTTTGTTGTCGTTTTCGACTGTATTTGTATTATACCACACTTCAATCAATTTGTCAATACCCTAATTGTAAACAATTTATGAACAAAACAAGCACCACATATAAAAAATACACTAAAATTACACAAAACGCACTAACAATCACAATAATCACAATCACAAACTCAATCAACGATGCTATTATACCACATTGCCGAGAAGAAGTCAATACCTCAATTGTAAATAATTTGTGAACAAACTACTGTAATACAGTTACAAGCCTGTAATGCTATATGCTTGTAATATAAGCTTATAGATTTATACGCTTGTATTATAAGCTAGTCTATAATATAAGCTTATATATAAGCTAATAATACTACAAGCTTGTAGTATAATATATATTATATAAACAAAAAAATAATATAATATTTAAAAAGATGTTACTACTTTGAGCGTATAGAAAAGCTTATAGTATGACAATCATGTAACTAGCTTGTAGTATTATAAGCTTATATTACAAACTAGTA